CAACGGGTACTGGCACTGCATCTGCTACAACTTTGCAAGGTGCTTTTGCTCGAGCATGGGGGAAAATTCAAACATTGTTTGAAGATGATGCAGCTCAAACAGTTGCTTTCGTTAATCCGGAAGATATTGCCGATCATTTAGCAAAAGCAGAAGTTACTACTCAAACAGCTTTTGGTCTAACATACATTCAAAACTTTGCAGGTGTAGATACGGTGATCATCAATACTTCCGTACCAAAAGGAACTGTTTATGCTACTGCACCAGAAAACATTGTTCTGGCTTACGTACAAATTACGGGTGGAGAAATCAATAAAGCGTTCGATTTTACTACTGAAGAACTTGGCTTGATTGGTGTAACTCATGATATTCAAAAGAAAAATCTTACTGCAGAAACAATTGCATTATCAGGAGTAACTTTATTTGCGGAGCGCTTGGATGGAGTAGTAAAAATAACTATCAATAATGAAACGCCAACGGATCCTGTTCCTGAAGCATAAGAAAGGGTGATTAGATGTATAGAGTAGTTGCTGATTTTAAAGACTTGGAGGATAACAAATACCTTTATAAAGTAGGAAAACCTTTTCCACGTGAAGGTATAGAAGTTTCTGAACGGCGATTGGCCATTCTTTCTACTGATCAGAATGCAGCTAAAAAAGTGTTAATCGAAAAGGTAGAAGAAGGCGAAGATGAAGATGAAGATGAAGATGAAGTTTTCCCTAAACGCACAGGGGGAGGTTATTACGAGCTTTCGAACGGTGAGAAGGTAAAAGGTAAGGAAGCAGCTGAAAAAGCCGAAAATGAGCTAAAGGTTGATTAATATGGCTATTAAAGAACGAGTATTAATTCGTAAACCAGAAGCCAATCCTGCGCTTTTAGATGAATTAATCAAGACAGCTTTGGACCGTATCAACCTACGATTAGGAGTTACTCTTTTCCCTATCGAGCTTGAATCAGTAGCAGTCGAAGTAGTTTGTGCAATGTACAATAGGTCTCAATCTAGCAATGAGGGGATTAAATCGGAGAATGTGGATACCTTCAGTGTCACTTTTGTAGATGATATTTTAGAAGAGTATGAGACTGATTTTGCTAGATATCTCGAAATGAAAAATAAACAGGATAACGGAAATAGGGGAGTGGTGAGATTTTTATGAGATTCTATCCACTCTTTTTATATGCAAACAAAAAAATCGGAAGCGATCAGCTGAACAATCCTATTTATGAAAAAGTCTTAATAGGAGAATCAATTGGTCGCTTTTCTTCTTGGTCAGATAAAGAAGTAGCTTTGGATAAACGAGAAGTTACGGTCAACAGTCGTAAAATCCTTACTCGAGCATCAAAAGCTGTTATCGATGAAGCTGAGAGCGTTAAGATTAATGGCCTATATTACGCAATTAAAGAAGTAACAGGCGACGATTATGACAGATGGCGATTGGTCATTGTAGATCGTTATGGAAGTGAGAAGCCGTGAGGATAACTATTCAAGGGGCTGATAAGCTGGCAAGAAAGTTGAGGGAGAAAAGTCAAACTGACTTTATTGCTGTTTCCCAAAAGAATGCTCGGGACATTTATGCCAGGTCTCAACGTGCTGGAGGAACTCCAGTTGGTGAAACAGCTCAATTGCGACTTTCTGCCAGGTATCAAGGTGATGAAGTAGGTTACGGTGTCCATTATGCTCCTCACGTTGAGTATGGACATCGATTAGTAAATGGTGGATATGTTCCTGGCCAGTACTTTTTAAAACGAAATGTTGATACTCAACGGCCTATTTATAAGCAAGACTTGTTAGAAAAAATAAGGGAGTAATGCTAGATGATGCAAAAATTATCGTTTATCTCCATTCTTGCTGCTGTTATTCAAAAAGTGGAGGCAAACACAGAATCAAGGTGCTATGACGCTGTACCAAAAGATAATCTCGTACCTTATTACCATGTTGAAATGTTAGGTTCTATTCCAGAGAAAAGCAAAACGATGCAGAAGGATAGATACCAGGTGGTTATCCATGCACACACAGAAGGTGGAGGATCTGAGAGAATATTCAACGCTATTCAAAAACTCGAAGAAGCTTTATCGGAGGATATCGAGTTACCAGGCGATTATGAGGTAACGCTGCAGGTACCTAACGGAGTATCTCAAATTTTAGACGAAGCAGACGGAACAAAGCACGCTGTTATTGGCTATGATTTCGTTGTCTTTTCAGGCTACAAAATGAAAATATAGGAGGGCTATAAAATGAGCCAAGCTTTATATACAGAACTATCAGGAAAGCTAAACAAAGCTATTGCTGGTAAAGATATTCTACTATCCATTTGGGATACAACAGGTAGCGTATTATTAGCTATTGCGGGTCAACAAGGTTTAACGATTAACCGTGATAAGGACACTATCGAGGTAACGTCAAAGGATGCAAATGGATGGAAAGAGTTTGTTGTTGGATTAAAAGAATGGTCCATCGATAACGACGGTGTGTATGTTCGAGACCATGCTTCCCATAAACAATTAAAAAAATTATTTGAAAGTGACGATCCATTTCTAATCAAAGTTACGAATCAAAAAACAGAAACGGATATGTTTGGTGGTTTAGCTTTATTAACGTCGTATCCAATTGAAGCACCTTACGATGACGCGGTTACTTATACCATTTCGTTACAAGGAACAGGTGAATTAGTAGATTTAGAAGACGAAGCACAAATACCAGAAGTATAAGGGAGGAAATTAAATGTTTACAGTTGATGGCGTAACATACACGCTTAAATATAACACTAAGAAAGTAGAAACGATTGAAACAATCACTAAAACAAGCATCGTAGGTGAAATTACAAAAAATAACGGGTTATTGCCCATTGGGGCATTAAGACAGTTATTTTCTTTTGCCTTGGTGGAAGAATCCACAAATGAGGTTGTTAAACAAAGTAAAGCAATTGAAATGTTTGATAAGCTCATCGAGGAAAATGGCTTGATGACTGTTAACATGGCGATCATTGAAAAACTAAAAGATGATATGGGGTTTATGTTCCGTTAGAGCTGGTCGAAAGTGATCTGCCTAACAAATACGATCCTACTCCAGCAGATATAAGAAAAGCAGAATTAGCTAAGCCTTTCAATCATGAAATGGACTTGGCTTTTTTTGTCGTTGAATTTGGTTTTACTCCAGATGAGTATTACAAATTAACCGAAAAAGAAAAGTTATTTATCAAAAAAGCGCATGAAAATAAATTCA